TTCCTGGATGATCTGGGAGTCGGTGGTAAGCTCGGCGTCAAGTACAACTTCTGATCGCTTGACAATGTGATATAATATAGGGGTCTACGGACCCCTTTTTTTATGAGATACCTTTTCCACCCTGTCACGATTATAAACCTAATGATCTGTGGATCTCTTGGGGTAATTGAATTTGTCCATACCAAAGCACATCACACCTTAGAACAAGATGTTCACGGACATGTCCATAGAGCACTGCAAAAAAATCCAGAGTTAGCGCGAGAAACTTGTTGGGAATTGGATTAATGAAAAAGAAAGAACAGATTGAAATTCTAGAACGGCGAATAGGTGAGATGGAAGAAGAACATATGAAATTACTTGTTCGGATTGCCCATCTTGAAGGAAAGTTGGAGAATCATGAACATGACTTGCGATCTGACTAGGATCATATATAATAGTATCAGACCCACCTCTTTATAATGTCCGAGTTTCCAAAAGACTGGCGTTATGCCGATGACCGTATGCAGATGCGTGCTGCGGTCTTTCGTGCTTTAAGTCATCACCTAGAAGAACATTGCCGTTCTGTCTATGAATTTTGCCATGACTGGGTAAGTCAAGGTAATAATCATACCAACAACATTGAACAACATTTTCAGAATTATTTGAAGGAGACCAAACGTGAAACTGTCTACACCCTTGAAAAGTGCTTTGACCTCGATTATTCTAAGTACTACGCTCCTGAGCGGGACTAGTGTCTTAGCTGATGAAAAGATAAAAGGGTTTAAAACCTACGACTCGATGGGCTGTATGTTACTTCGCGAATGTACAGACGGTGTTTACGAAATCAAATCTAGCAGCGATCTGCGGACTTTCTATCCTGATACTGATTTTAGTCGTATTAGTGTGGAGTTCGATAGAATCGTCAAGTCACTTAATAAGGTCGGAGTTGGTGTCTTTCTAGCCGACGAAAAGTGGTTCCCTGTCGGACACCGAGGTGTTTATCACACGGTTTCCAACAACTTCTTTCTTAATCGTGCTTTCATGCATCGACCTCATGTTCTTATGAGTGTCACTCGTCATGAGGGTTGGCATGCCGCACAAGATTGCATGGCAGGTTCTATCGAGAACTCTATGATTGCCATCATTAAACCAGAGGACGAAGTTCCTATGATCTGGCAAGAGATGGTCAAACGTACATACCCACCTCATGCACAACCCTGGGAGAAAGAAGCAACCTGGGCAGGTAAGACTGAAGGTATGACACAGACTGCACTAGAAGCATGTGCAGCCGGTTCTATGTGGGAGGTTTACAAACCCACCCCTCTAACGTTAGAATGGTTACGTGAAAACAACTTCGTCAACTGATGGTACGGACTCAAAAGGCTCTCGAAAAAAACGTCAAGACTCTGAACAAGAAGACTTCGACTACCAAGAAACCTCGCAAGACCAAGAAAGAAGACTTTAAGTTTGTCTTTACTAAGTCTAAGGATGATGCACTCTTCCCTCATGCACCCACCTTTCCATGGCGACTTGATGATCGTAAGGAAGGAAAAACCTGTTGGTTCCAATGTCAAGAACATGTCGAGAAGTATGTGACTCGATATAAAATGACATCCAAAGAATACAAGTGTCAGTTGGACAGTAAGTATGCAGATAATTGATAATCTTCTTAACGAAGAAGATTTTAATACATTACATGACACAATGATGTCTAATGAGTTTCCCTGGTATTGGAGTTGGACCAAGACCAGGGATCCTTTTGATGAGGGTGGTGACTATTGCGTTCATAACTGCCAATTCGTTCATCATTTTTTTAGAGACCTTTCAATAAGCACTAAGCATTGGTATCTTATAAAACCCATTGTGGAATACTTAAATCCTTCTGCCTTTTTAAGAATAAAGGCGAATATAACAATGGCTACACCACAGATAATAGAAACATACATGCATACAGATATTAATGATGTGGAAAACTGGAAAACTGCTCTGTTCTATTTGAATACTAATGATGGTTATACTAAGTTTGAACATGGAGAAAAAGTTGAAACAGTTGCAAATAGACTAGTAATATTTGATGGAGATACACTACATTGTGGAACTACGCATACAAATGAAAAGTATAGAGCAGTTATAAATTTTAATTACTTTCCCTGTCTTTAATTACTGATACAATAGGGATATATAACTACACACTTCTCTAAATACAGCTGCCTTGTTTCTATCATATGGGTGGTTCAAAACCAGCTAAGGTAGAAGATAAGGACCATGATGAAGATAAGAGTGAAGTTCTTGGTAATCTGGTGAAAGTTGTCGTACTTATTTGGTCCGCATCTCTTCTCACGTTTAGCTACGTCAGACTTCCAAACGGTCAAAAAATTCTTGATTTTGACCCTACCTTCATTGCATCAGTGTTCTCTGGCTCTTTGGCGGCTTTCGGACTTTCTCCTGCTAAGGCGGGTGGAAATGGAAACGGAAAGACCGCAGCGAAGAAACAGGAAGACACTGCCCCTCCAGTTCAATCTGCTATCGAACCAAAGGATAAACCAAAACAATAACCCAGGGGGTTATCATGAAAAAGGTTAACACGTTCGTACTGTCAGTTACTATTGCAATCATAGACTATCTCTATAGAGGTAGACACTTCCAACGTTTTTGGGTGCTTGAGGAGATTGCTCGAGCACCCTATTTTGCGTTTTTGAGTGTCTTACATTTAAGGGAATCTCTAGGTTTGCGTGGTCAGTGGCATGTATACTTAATGAAAGAACACTTCGAGCAATCAGTCAATGAAACCGAACATCTTGAATTTATGGAAAGTCGGGGCGGTAGTGCTTATTGGGTGGATCGCTTTGTCGCCAGACACCTCGTACTTGTCTATTATTGGATCAATGTGGTTTATTATTGGTTGGCTCCTATGTCTGCATACCATTTGTCATACGAAATAGAGATGCACGCTGCTGAAACATATGCAAAGTATCTTGCATATGAAGATTATAATGATAAGGATATTTGGAGAATCATGAATGATGAGATCCAACATTTCCAAGAACTTGCAGAAGCGATGAGAATTCTTGATCCCGATCACTTAACTGTAAGAGAAAAGGATCGTGAATCATTTCCACCAGATGTAAGTGACCTAGTAGTAAAAGAGGAGGTTATGAAATGACAACATTTTTCATAATTCTTTTCATTTCCTTGTTAGCATCTGGTATGCAATTAACATGGCCAGGGAGATACCGAGGTTGATATGAAAAAAGAAACTGAGGAAGAAAGAAAAAAACGAATAGAGAAGATCGCCAGGCATATTCATCCACATGATGATGAACCAGATCCTACTGCGTATATGGGGAACTATAATTTTCCCCAGATGCTTTTTGCTTTCTGCCTTGGTTTCGTAACAATGTTTGTGTTATCAGTCAACGAAATTAACAACTTTAAGGGATGCCCACTTCCCGAATATTTTTTAAACGAAGGTAAAATCAAATGAGTCAATTCTGTTTCACGGATCTCAGTGATCAGCAACGTCGTCTCCTAATTGATGCAGTATGGATGCGTCAAAGACAATACATCGCAGGAGATAGAATGTTCCGAGAGTATGGAAAGATGCTCGACGATCTCCGACATGGGTTTGAAGATTATGTTCCTGGACAGTATAGATGAGTAGACTTGTTATATTCGGTGCGACAGGAGATCTTTGTCGCCGTAAATTGATTCCAGCATTGCATAAACTTTGGGAGAAAAAATTACTTCCAAGTGATTTTGTAGTTACTGGATGTGCAAGGAGAGAACCAACTAGGGATCAATGGATTGCATCTCTTGGTGGGGATTATCCTCAAGAATTTTTACATCTCCTAGACTATCAATGTGCAGATTTGTCTAGGGTAGATACTTTGAAGAATCTAAAACCAGCACCAGAAACAGTATCTAGTGTTATTGAAGATACTACTTATTTTCTGTCAGTGCCACCAGAGAGATATTCAGATGCAATTCAAAATCTCAAAGAAGCGGGACTTGTAGATGACCAAGAAAGATCCAGAGTTATTATTGAGAAACCTTTTGGGACCGATTATAAATCTGCTGATAGTTTACAGTCAGTGGTGGGCAGATGTTTACGCGAGAAACAAGTATATCGCATTGACCATTATCTTGGGAAAGATACTGTTAATAATATACTTGCTACTCGGTTTAG